CAACAGTGAGTGCAACACTAGACTGTCCCGCAAACGCAGCTGCATCGATCGATACTTTTAAGTATCCACCTGATCCTCCACCGCCACCGCCAGAAGTCCAATATCCTCTCTCTTCATTAACAGTAATTTTTGCTTTTCCATTTGTACCAGCAGGGTTGGCATTACTTTGAGATATAACGTTAGAAATATAATCAGTTCTTACAGCAGATAGTCCACGTCTACCACCAAATCCTTGTTCGTGACCACCTGATCCACCACCACCAGCACCTGGACTTCCACCTTGAGTATCTCCTGCGCGACCGACGCCACCGCCACCGCCTCCTCCACCGCCACCAGTACAACCATAGTTACCACCTGTTGCACCGCCACCAGTGAATAAATTCTGTGATGTTTCAATTACTGTGTTACCTGGTGAGTTTGCACTTCTTCCATTTTGTCCACAAACACCTTCACCAAATCCACCTCCACCACCGCCACCACCAGCGCCAGCAATAATTGTATTACCAGTTGTTCTTCTTAATACAGTAGCAGCACCACCGCCACCACCATCATTACTACCATATCCATTACCTGCTCTTCCACCTTTACCAGAGTGTGCAGCAGCTGCTTGGTTGTTATATGCTCTACCAGACTGACCAGTTTGAATTCTATACTCAATTCCAGTATTGATGTTACTGAGTGCTACTTTCATATAAGATCCACTACCACCTTCACCAGCAGCACCACAACCATTACCACCAAAGTTACCACAGTCACGACCACCGCCACCCCAAAGTTCTACTTGAATGGAGTTTACACCATAATTAGCGTTTGATACCTGACTGCTCCAAGTTTGAGTTCCTGCATTATATCCAAAATCATATGTTACATTTGCTGTACTGTTAATAATTCTAGTACGTCCTTTTGTTCCATTTCTACCTGTTGGGTTTTCTCCTGCTGTTCCCTCTGCACCATCTGGAATACTGCCAGGATCTTCTAAATTCTTTTTCCAATAAGGTCCTTGACCACCTTCACCACCTTCATATCCTGTTCCACCACCTTGACCAACAACAGTTACATTAGGAGCTTCTGATCCTGTAATACTATTCACACCTGCAGCACCACCTGCTCCACCTTCGTTTGTACTAGCAGCACCACCTCTTTGTCCACCACCACAGTCTAATCTGAGTACAGAACCACCACTTGCAATATCAAATCTTGAAGAACCACCATCGTTACCATCATTAGAATATACAGCACCTGATCCACCAGCACCAACCAGCGTAACCTCAGCTTGATCAATATCAGCAGGAACAGTTAAGTTATAATTTCCTGCATTTTCATATATTACCTCTGTCGTATCAAATATTGGAACTCCACCTGTAGTAATAGTTCTACCACCAATCAAACTACCAGAAGTAAATGACTTCATAACAGGTGATCCATATCCTGTTTGTTCAACAAATGATCCTGCACCTGCACCACCAGAAGCATAATAGAAACCTTCTTCTTTGATAGATCCAGACTGCTCATCACCACCAGACCAGTTGTAGATATCATATGTACCAACACTAGCATCTAATATTGGTGCTTTAGACAAAACATGTCCGTGTTGGAACTGTTGTCCAGCAGGAGGATTAAACTGATTAACTTTACCTGTAGACTGTTTATATGCAACAATATACCTATCACCAGAAACTGCTAGTGGCATACCAACATCTTGTGGTGCTTCAGAATGAAGTAAGAAATGACTGTGCTGTGGAGGTCCTGAGAGTTTCTTCTCTTGAAGACTTACACTAACTACTTGTTGACCTATGATAGATCCTTCTACTGAATCAACAACACCAGTATAATTTGTAGTTGTAATATTACCTAGAGAAAATTGCTGCTTTTGAGCAAGTTTATCCATGTACCAGTTACCATCAATGGTATTAAATCCAACTCCTAAATCTGAGTTACCTACGTTTGGAGTGTTATTACCATAAACAGGACCGTTACCAACAATTCTCTTTGCTTTAAGATCAGGAACTTTAAATGTTCCCATGTACTCATCTGGCCAGTAAGTCCATATATTGTTTCTATTGATAGATGTAATTCCACCAACATCTGCACTAATTCTTATATTGTAAGTTACAGTACCAAGACCACTATTGCCATTTGAAGAAGTAAAAGTAATTGTTGGAGGATTATTGATATCATAACCTCTACCAGGATTAAGTGTTTCAATACCTACAATTTGATTTGAAGCAACAATTATCTCACATGTTGCTTGAACAGGGTCAATATCCTCAAATATTTGATTATCACCAGAGGGAGGAGGATCAATTAATCCAGTAATAGTTCCAGTCCAACCTTGATTACTTAATATAACATCAATACCATCACTAGCGATACCACCGTAATCATTGCCTATCGCTTCATATAATGCAGGATAATCTACAATATTATACTCTGCACCATCACAATAGATAAAACCAGGATACTGATACTCTGGATTGTTCTCTGGTTCTGCGTCTCCAGTGATCTCATCATATTTTGTAGATCCACCACTGTTAGGAAGTAAAGCAGGGATATAGTCATGATCATATGAATCATCAGTAGATTTTAAAACTTGTACGATCGTTCCAATACTCTGACTGTCTGGATGTTTGTCAGTATAATAATTTTCACGAGTATTTCTGTAACTAGGATTAATTGCTACCATTGTCTTTAATACTTGATTAGATATTCCATGATGATATAAGGACTAGTCACTTGATCTAATGATGCGACTTGATCAGTTTGGAGTGTTAATGTTGTTTGTAAATTATCTGGAGATAACAAGAAACCATTTGTCTTAATTTTATATGTATGAGTTCCAATATCTAATAAAATTTTATGGTTATGTATAGTTGGATCTCCTTCAGTTTGAACTAATTCTTGAACGTCAGTGAATACATTATTGACCTGTGGATATGCTGTATTTGTTTTACTTCCACTATTCTGGTTAAGTGGTACAACGTCAGCAAGACTTGTACCTTTCCAATCCTCAGGAACTCCCTGTGCACCAGCAATGTATGTCGCAGGAACCTGACCAACCTCATTCTCATCTGTACCAGAGTCTTGTTGGTTACAACTTCCAAATCCTAAACCGTAACTAACATAGTTTGGTGGAGCATGGAAGGTAACTTGTGATAAATTAAAGTTTACGTTTTGATTTAATAAGCAATAATATCTCATAGCATTTAAACCACCAGCACCTCTTAAATCATAACAATAGTTTGAATAAACAACTTCAAATCCAAAATTACCTTGAACTGCATCTGAAGGGTTTAATGCTGTGGCACCAGATGCAATCGCCCAACATGGTGGTTGATTAGTTCCTGGCGCAAGAGATTGATCATTATTATATCTTGTCTCATCTAACCATTCTTGAATTGGAATAGTTGTAGCGTTGTAATATGATCCAATACCTTGTGACTGTGCATTACTAACTTCATTTGTAGTTTTAATTCTTAGTCTGTTAGTTTGAGAAAAATGCATGTGTGAATGCATTGCCTGACTATCTACTGATTCACTATCAGTAAATCCACTGTTATTAGTTCCTTTAGACCATGCTGGTTTACCTTGGAGTGCAATTTCCTGCGATGGAACGGTAAATGCACCCGTATAACTCACGGGAATGACTGTAGTATTTCCCGTTGTAGTTCCAGCAACTGAAGATGATTCAATACCCATACCAGAACGTCTTCTCTCTTGTCCTGACTGATCATTCTTAACAATGTTAATATACAAACCAGCTGAACCACCAGTAGTTGGTTTTAAAAATTTAGAACCTAAATCAGGAACGATAAATTCATCATCATCAACACTATCAATAAAAGCATCTGAAATATCTCTACGAATAAATTTAGAAGCATCACCAACACCTAAAATTTCTGCTAGTTGTGGATAATCCTCTGCTTTATATACTGTCCCGTCGCATTTTAAGTATCCAGCAGGTAACTTTCTAATATTATCGTCATTATTAGGATCTGAACTGGTCAACTCTACTGGCCAGCATATAATTGTGCCAACTCCAGAACCATATTTTGATCTTTCTTTTCCTAAAACTACAGGCATGTCAATACGCTTTGATTATGAATGTACAAATGAGAGCTGGCATTGAGACCTCAGCAATAATATTTAGTGCGTTATCAATATTATCTGGGGTAACTGTACCCATAGAAATGTTATTAATTGGAAACGTTTCTGGAGCTTGAAGAGATCCTCTTGACTGAGTAATCTCAAAACTACCATGGTTGTGACCTAAGAAAGTGGAACTATTAGGATCTAATTGAGATGTAATATTATTGATAGTTGTTGGATATGTGCCATGTCTAAAACTTAAAGTTTGACCCGTAACTGTTACAGAATTGCTACATGGTTGTGACAATTCTAGTTTATACACATAGTTTGAAATATCTGTACCAGATTCACGTGCTATTCTAGTGATTTGCGTACCAGGACGAATAGGTCCTCCGTAAACCCACATCAATGGCACAACAGAATCTAACTCATATGCAGCACCAAGGTCAGCACCTGCAGGTAAATCAATAGAGTTTGCTCCAGCAGTGATAGTTACACCACTAATAGTATGTGGTGATGTGGTTTCTGGATCATAGTTAACTGTAGGACCGAAATAATTTCTTCTGTTAGCAACTGTGAGAGGTTTAGGAAATAAACCAGTCCATGCATCTTGTGCGTGTGTATCGACTGGATTAGTAACTTCAAATGAGTTGGTAAATGCTGTACCATTGTAGAGGTAACTTAAATCACTTGCTGGAGTAAGACCAGATGGATGTTCAGTTGGTGGCCAGTTCTGTGCAGGAACTTTTGACCAATATTGTGATCCTTCAAAATTATAAAATCTATCAGTTGTTGGTAGAGTAAATTCATGTTGTTCATCACCATAAAATGTTGCTTGAACTCTACCGTTTTGCCATAATGGTGCAGTCTGAGCATTAGCTAACTGACATTCAGAATAACCATAGTCTGTCACACAGTTACCAGTAATACCACCACCCACTGCGATGTTAGATGGTTCAAATGGATGAGGACCTGAGAATTGTGCAGTCGCTCTTTGATATGTGCCAGGATGATTATGTCCTTTTGTATGGTTAATACCTAACTTTCTATTAACGGTATAGACTGTTGTACTGAAATCTGGAGGTGAAATACTAATATTAGTCATCTTTCCAGACAATAGAAGAGATGCATCAACACTAAAATCTATATCACAATTAGCAGAAATTGTAATAGGAATAGGTGCTTGTAAACTAATACTACCAAATCCATCAACCAATGCATCACCAGTATAACTGTTAGTAACTAATACATCATATGCATCTGACTGTCCATATTGATATTCTGTATCTAATAGATACTCAGGTTCTAAGTCAATAGGCATCTTCAATGACATATTTGGCAGACGAAATTTTCCAAAATATTCTTGAGGACTACCTTGAAATTGTCCATCTGTACCGTATGTGGTTCCAAGAATTGATGCTAACAGAGGATATCTTGAAGCTTCTTCTAATTGTCCACCACAGACAATCCATCCTTTAGGGATGTTAGAGAGTGCAAAACCCTCGTTACCATCCCCACTCCAAGGCATGATGGTGCCAACTTTGGCACTTTTCATCATTTTTACTATGCCGTATCGTACTGCCATGTTTCTTTATAGTTCTTGTAACCACCAACCGCGTAAGTCTGTTGGAATTTCAGATGCGTTTGGATCTCCTACTGCATCAGCCACACCCACATAAATTAGACCGAACGATGCATTTCGTGTTTGTACAATCATTTCACCAGATGCCCATGCAATTGTTGCTGGTGCACCAGAACCTGCAGTTGCTTTTGTACCAGTGCTATCACCTTGGATAGGAACAGCAGTTGTTCCAAGAGGTTTTGCACGGATAATCAAGTTAGCGTTGTAAGATAGATTACCACTTATATCAAGGAACCTAATCATGTCACCTGTTTGTGCATCATCAGGTAAGTAAACAATCATGTTACCACTAGATGATGGGTTAACTAGGTAATTACCATTAGGTTGTAGTGGGTTGTCAACAGTTTGTCCAAGTCCTGTGGTAGATGCTGGTACATATGTCCAACGACGACCACCATTAGCATTGAAGTATCTATTAATACCAAATGCATCAATAGATCCATCTTGATACATGATAAAGTCTTTAGGACCGATGCCAGTATTACCAGCAGCTCCAATGTTATCAATGTGTAATAGTTCAGATGCAGTGTCTGCAATATCTGATACTTGACCTTTGATGTAGAGTGATGCACCCATCTCAACAGAACCGTCATCATTCTCTACTCTGAACTGCAGATCATTGGTGCAAATACCATTTTCTTGACAAGTCTGTTTGAATACTCTCAACTGACCATAGATATCTGCTCTACCATTGAGGTACATTCCAGATCTACCAGTAAGTGGATCGAGGATAGCACCGTCACCTGGATGTCCATCATCGTTAGCAATGTTGAATACTAATGTTTCACCATCAGTACCATACATTCTAAGGTTACCACTAGTGATGTTAAGATCATCATGAACTCTTAATCTACCACCACCAAAGTATCTTCTAATACTTGCTTCTGGTTGATTGACATCAAGATTATCTCTGATGCTCTTAGGCATCTTAACACCAAATGCTGCGTCTGTACTACCATCAATACTATCAGGTAAGAAGAATTCACTACCAATTCTAATGAACTGTTCATAGTCAAGTTTTTGAGCAATTAAGTCACCATTAGCAAGTTTAAGAACAACTCTATCAGGATTTACATTAGGTGAAGGTGCTACAGTTCTACCAGTTGCAGGAATTGCTTCTAGTAAATTAGTAGTTCTAGCATCTTTAGTAATCTTGACAACAACAGCACCAATATCAAATTGTTGTGCAGTAGTTGTTTCTTGAGCACGACCACCACTAGGGTAGTCAGCGTTTGCATTAAATGGTACACGCTTCTCACCAGAGTTAGCATCAGTTAATGGATCATCAGTAATTGTGATAATCTCTGCTTTAGTTCCTCCTTGATATACAAGAAGCATATCACCTTTTAGGAAAGCAGAAATCTTATTAACAACCATGTAGTTCTGTTGACCAGCTGATAGAACAGATCCAAGTGTTGTTTGAGGACCATCTGCCTGTACAGTTGTAACCTCATACGTATATACAAATACATCATCAGTTATACTGTGTGCTTCAACTCCTGTTTGCCAGTTAGCTTGTAACGCCCAAACCCAACCCCATGGGTTACCAATTACGGTATCACCCATACATGTATTGACTTCAAACGTAGTGAAGTTTCTGTTGCCTAATGTTAGTTTTGAATCATCTGCAGTATCTTGAAGTTCATTAAAGATATTGTTAACAATAGGTGTGGTACCACAACCACCTTCTAATTTAAGTGAACCGTAGATGTTAAGAACTGAATCTTCATCGCTTGGGTCACCCATGATGATATCACCAGTGACACTATCAACAACAAATACATCTGTCTCATTTCCAGTATCACATCCTCTAGTAACAACCAGTTTCTTAGATACCTGATCAATTGGAGTTACAACAGCAACGATTTCACCCTGATTAAAGTCTCCATCGTTATTGGTATCCTCACGATCAACGATGACATAATCATCAGTTGTTAGACTACCACCAAACTGAGATAAGTAGAAGTTATCCTGAGGACCTGTTGCATCAACAGGTTGAGTTGTCCATGTAGCATCGAATGCGATATTACACTTCCAAACATTAGTTGCGTCTTGATGATTTTCAAGATAATCTTTTGCAGGAACTAACTGTTGAAGTTTGTACTTAGTGAATGAACCAAGTGGATGACGCTTAACCTTGAGGTAATAAGGAGCAGCACCCGCACCAGATAAACCATCTTCAGTAATTCTGACAAGTTCTGGATAACGTTCTGTAGCACCAGATCCAGTAGGAATTGTATCAATTAATAAGTAATCACCTGCTTGGAAGTATGGAGTTGGTGCATACTTCATTGGGAGATAGAACTCATCACCAGTAATTGCTGGTAGATCAGCACCTTCAGCACCTGCTCCAGTCTTACTTTCTTGGAAGTTGGTTCCACCCCATACACCAGCACCAGCAGTATCAACTCTGTTGAAACCAGCAGAGACTTCTGCTGCTGTTGGAGAATTAGGATCAGCAACTGGAATTACATTAACATTAATGATGTCAATGTTACTATTAAATGAGTTGTTCCCAAGTTCACCACTGGCATGAGCAAAGTCATCAGTACCAAGTTGTCCTCTATCACCAACGAAGGAGTATGATGCATTACCACCACAAAGTTTGATGTCAGCATTAAATCTTGCATTTGCATCAACAACAAAGTTA